ATAGCAGGTGGCGGGCGTCGTGCCGGTCAGGTCGATGACGACGAACATGGTCAGGTCAGTTTCGAGCGGCAGAGAAGTAAGAACGGACGGGATGCGGAAACTGGCTCCGACTCCCTCTACGGTCTGATAAAGAACGCGCAGTGCGCTGGTCGTCGCCGCGTAAAGCCGGAAGTTCGTGCCGCTCGCGGTCTGGTTGCAGACGTAGTTATCGCCGCCGGCAATCGGGCCTTTGAGTTTGAAGCGCAGGCCCATGATGAAGCGGCGGAAGATGTCAGCACGCGGCAACTGCGTGGACATAAGCTGCCGCTCGGCCTGCACAGCGCCGCCGTAAACCACATCCTTGGTGGTCGCCGCCTGAGGCAACTGGCCCGTGCGATTGGTGCAGGTGATAGCGGTCGTGCTGGCAATTTCGCCGGACACACCGCGCAGGCTGCGAGCGCGATTGGTGCCCGGCTGCGTGTATTGCAGCGTCACGGTGTCGCCGGGGTTCAGCGCGGCCGGCAGAACCACGGAGAGGCTGCGGCCCCACACGCGGACAGGGCTGAAGGTCGTGGCGAGGCCAGAGAAGCCGACAGGAACAAGGCTGTCGATTTGAATGGAGTTGGCACTGAGGATAGCCGCAATGTAAACGTCACCCGTCAGTGCGGCGTTCGTGACGCGCATACCCGGATAGAGGTCGGCAGTCGTGGACAGACCCGTGATGATGGGGGTCTGCGTGTTGATGTTATCATCGGCGTCGGTCTGCTGCCCGTTTGCGTTGCGAGTAATCGTGGTCAGCGTCACGGGCGAGCCGTTCACGCGAACTTCGAACGCAGTCGATGCCGGAACGCTGGCCATATCGAGGTTCTCGGCATACTCGAACCAGATGTCCCGCTCGCGAGCCTCGGCGCGCACACGAGTCGGCGCGGAGCCGGCAGCGTAGGAGGGGCTGTAGGTCACGAAATGCGCGAGGACGAAGCGACGGGTCAGTTCCTCGAAGCGGCTGTCGCTTGGGAAGCCGCGCACGCTCCACCAATTGTAGAAGCGGTCGCAGTAGTCAAAGTAAAGTGTGTTGTTCCACAGCGCCTCTGCGCCCATGATGCGCGCGAACAGCGCAGTGGCCATCATGGGATAGCCAGTGGTGTTGCGGTAGGCGTCGTCGAAGCTGTGCGACTGGTCAGAAAGGCTGCTCGGCTTGGAGCGCCAGTCAATGGTGTTTTCCATCCAGTTTAGGTAGCCGGTCGCGGTGATGCGCTTGGCGACCGGCGTATTCGATAGGTTCTCAATGCGGTCGCGCGTCACTTGAATGCACATGCGGTCTTCGGCGAATACAAACCGCTGCTGCCGGTCGAGCCATTCAAGCACTCCATTGAGGGCCGCAGTGTTTGACGCATTGCGCAGCAGGCGCGCGGCATAAAGGACGAGTGCCTTCACGTAGTGCTGGCCGCCGCCGTTGGACGTGGACTGCACAGACCAGCGCCGCGACCCCTGATTGGCGCCGACGACATCGAGGCCAGCCTGCACGAGACGGCGCGCGACTTCCTGACGGTTCGCGATGGGCACGTCCTGCATCATCGTGTAGGTAATGGCGAGGCAGAGGTCGTCGGCAATGTCGCCGCCATAGACCTCCATCTGGCTCGTTGGGTTCATGCCACGCCCAAGCAGGTTATTCGTGAAGAACGTCTGGATGGGGCCAATGGTGTCGAGAACGGCCTGAAAAGTCGGCAGAGACGCGCCAGCCGGAGTCGGGAACAGAGGAAGAACGGTGAAGTCGAGGTCTGCCGTGGTGAACAGCGTCGTCTTATCGGTTGAGCCGGGCCAGCGGCGGAAGGCTCCTGCGGGCGGGGCGGAACTCAGAATGTCAAGATAAGTCAGTTGCAGGGCCGCGTTGCGTGCGGCGACCTCTGGAACAGGCCGGCTGACGAACTTAGCAATGCAGATATTGCTACCGGAAATCGGATTGCCGGTAATGCTAGGGTCGGCGTTTAAGGACGCGCTGTAGTTGTAATCCCCGATGCTGGTTGCGCTGGGAATGAGTTCAAAGATATTGTCCCAGCCGTGGAAGTTCGTCGTGATAGACAGACCGCTTGAGGTCGGAAGGTCGGTCGCAATCATGCTACCGTTGATGATGCGCCCAGTGTAAGTGGCGGGGCTGTTGCTGTAGCCCCCGCTCACGCCACTTTGGCCAACCGGGTCAATGCTCGTCACGGTCGCGCCGACTGCCCAGCCGGTGCCGTCTGGGTAGGTGCCGACCTGCACGGGGGTTGCGAAGTTAAATGTCACAGAGCGGTCGGTGAAAGACGGCTGACCCGTAGCCGCAGCGACGGGGCCAACCGCAGTGCCGTTTCCGGTAGCACTGCCTTCGCTGTTCGTCCAGACCACGCGCGGGTAGATGTTCAGGCCAACCTGCGCTGCGCCCGGCGTGTAGGTCGTGTCGCCCGGACTGAGCGTGGCGATGAGCGAATCATCGGCGGCGTTGCGGATAGTGCGCACGAACGTCGGAGAGGGGCTGCCCGAAGCAGAGCCATTGTTGAAGGTCAGCGCCACGCCTTCCTGCGGAGTCCCCGTCAGGCTGGGGTTCGTAATCACAGCGGGCGCAGCAGCAGCAGCGGCAATCGGGCCGACGGATGCGCCGTTACCCGTGGCCGTGCCCGCCGTGTTTTCCCAGACTACGCGCGGATAGACGCTGAGGCCCTGCTGACCTAGGCCCGGAACCCAAGTCGTGTCGCCGGGGTTGAGAGTGGCGATGATGGTATTGTCCGCCGCATTGCGGATGGTGCGCTCGATGATGGCTGGAGTCGGCGTGCCCGAAGCAGTGCCGTTGCCGAACGTCAGGGCGACGCCGACTTGGGGCGTGCCGGTGAGCGTCGGGTTCGCGGTGACGGAGGGAGCGACATCTGCGGAGACGATGGGACCTATGGGCGTGCTGTTTCCCGTCGCGTCAGGAGAGGTGCCGTTCGTCCACACGACGCGGAGATACACCGATAGACCGACCTGACCCACGGCCGGAGTCCACGTGGTATCGCCCGGCGACAGCGTGGCAATCAGAGCATCGCCGGCAGCGTTCCGAATCGTGCGCGTCGAAGCCGTCGGAGAAGGAACCCCGGTCGCGCTACCATTCGTCAGCGCCAGCGGCACACCAACTTGCGGGGTTCCGGTAATCGTCGGGTTGGCCGTAACGACGGGCGCAGTGGGGGTTACGGGTTCACTGTCACCAGTGCCCCAGAAGCCAGGATTTCCAGACCAGAGACCTTCGCCGCTCATTCAATGGCCTCCTCAGAACTCAGGCGGGCTGCTGCTGGTCGTCAGCGAGCCGGTCAGTGTAAACGACGGGCCGCCCGTCACGGTGTTGTTGAACGTCGCAGCCGTGCCGTCGAAATAGAAGTCAGGCTCAGAGCCAGTCGGAAGTTCGCCACGCACGCCGAGGTCAACCGGCTCTCCGCCCACGGTCACGAACTTATCCAGATTGGCAGGGGTGGCGAAATCAAGGCTCGTGCCGAAATCCCACCAGACGTGCGCGAGGTCGCCGGGGAATCCGATGACGCCGCCGACTGCGTTTACAGCTACGCCCATGGCGGTCATGGTGCTTTCGAGTCGGAAGGGCGTTCCGGGCGTGGGCCACGAGTAGGCGCCGGCAGTCATCTCGACGCGGTTGATGTAAACCTGAAACCGTTGCAAGGCGATGTCAATCGAAATGGCGAGGTGATACCACTGGTCAACGGCGAAAGCCGGGGATGTCGGCGATGTCCGCGCCGCGCCTGTGTTTGCGGTATTCGGCAACACGAACGTCAGGCGGCCAAGGCTCGCCGTGCGGATAGAGAACTGCGCATCAGAGACTCCGACGACGCTATCAACCAGTCGCCCGCCGGAACTGCTATTCCACGTCGGGCCTGTGTGTCGAAACCACAGAGAAACGGTTAGCTGCGTCGAGCCGGCGCGACTGATGGTGCCATTGCGAAGATAGTCGCCGCTCTCGAAAAGAACGCCCCGACCCGTGAACGAAGGCGGGGGAGGCGCAGAACCGCCGCCGCCGAAGAGGCCGCCGCCGCCGCTAAAGCCAGTATAGCCGGCCCAGAGACCGGACATTACCTGTCACCCGGAGCGCCGTGCTGCACCAAGGTCATGCGAACGACCCCGCCACCGCTGTTGATTACCACGCGCACAGCCACGGGGCAGTAGCCGTAATTGCTCTGCCGGCCCACGGTCTGCGCCACCATGTTCGGGTCATCATGGTTATACCACACCGGAGTAACCGCAGTGTTGTTCGGGTCTTGCAGTGTCTGCTGCACCGTCCAGTTCGGGGCGCCGCTGATGATGTCCACCTGAATCGCGACATCGCTGCCGGCATACCAATCAAGGATGGCGGGGTTGGAGTTTCCGTCTCCGTCGCGGGTTACGATAACAGGGCGCATAGTGGAATCCTTATAGCATGGAACACGCGGGTTTCAAATAATCATTGCTCCATCACGGGAGACTTGGGCCATATTCGATTATGCCGCGACACAGTGCAAGGTCGGCAGCCGTCGCCGTGGTCGGGCCTGTGCTGATTCCATAGAACGGGTGCATGAACAGCGTGTTGGCCGGCAGCGCAGTGTTGAACACGCCCGATGCGGACGCCCCCGTGTTGTGGGCATAAACAGACCAAGAGACGGAAGAAGCATTAGGCGCGGCGAATAGTTCCACCGTGTAGAGATTGCCAGCCGCCTTGGGGAAATTGGCCCCCAAGTCGGTATAGACGCCACTGGCAGCGACCGCGCCCACCTCCACCGCGTGCAGATTAGCGTCACCGTTGCGGGCGCCAATCCCGATCATGTTGGTGATGCCGGTCCAGTTCGTGAAGTTCGTCGTCCGGTTGGTCAGAACTATGGCGAAGACGCCATCGCTGTTGATAGCCTCAATTCCGCCGGTCATGCTGGCATAGAAGCCGCCGCAGTTTGCCGCGCTGCCCAGAGTCACGAATTGCCGCGCGTTGCTGCCCAGCCATGCCACAGACGAGTTGATGGCGCCCGCCGTGCGCAGTCGCGTATATGCCGTGGTGCCGAGGATGGTGCCCGCGTTGCGCGGACCTTGGGCGGCGGTAGGGGAGCCTGCCGTAGTTGGGGTAATGCCGATAGCGTTGCGGTCGCCTGAGGTCGCGAGGTCGCCATATTGCCAGATGGCCACGCTGCGCTGCGAGATGAACCGCTGCAATTCCTGCACCCGCCCGAAATCGTCTATACCGGAAACGGCGTGCCGACCCGCGCGCAGACGGGAGAACGGGGTCACGCCGTCGGCAGGTGCTGCCGGCGCAGTGAAATTGGAAAACTCTGTCAGCAGCGACGGGCCTGCGGGTCCCGTTGGGCCAGCCGGCCCTTGAGGCCCCGTAGGTCCGGGGTCGCCCTGCGGACCAGCCGGCCCCTGAGGACCGGGCGGACCCTGACCGCCACCGCCGCCGCCCGCATACAGTTCAGTGAAGTTATCGTTGACCTTCGCCCGCACGACGCGGGGGATGTCTTTGTTGCCGATGATTTGCTGAGCCATCAGCCGCCAACGTCGTCGATGTCACCGCTCGCCAGAACAATCGGCGGGATGGGCCGAGGGTCGCGCACGGGGGTCGGGTCGCGCTTGATAAGCGGTCGCGCGAAGAACGGCTGCGGCTGGTCGTAGCACGCGCCGCACACAAGGATGCCGATTCCCACGGGCGCGTCTCCGCCGCGAAACTCTTTCTGTTCTCGCAGTTCTGGTCGCGCGACTTCAAACCCGCAGCGGTCGCAGATGGCGCGTGGCTTTGGGTCCGTGCGGTCGAAGCGATATCGGCGATACGCGGTCACGTCAGCATCCGAACGATGGCAGGATGCGCACGGGCACGCGCTCGCGGTCTTCGCGGATGGCTGCCTGATAGGACGCGATGGCCATGTCGTTCAGCATCGCAGCGCGGTCGGGCGCGAACTTCACGGCCAGCTTGGCAGCGAGGCCAGAGGCGATGGCTTCAAGCAAGCGACCCGGCCCGTCAAGCGAGTTCAGGAAATCGCCCGCATCCTGCTGCGTGCGCATCCGGTAGTAGAGCAGCGTCACGCTATCGTCCTGCGGCACGGGCCACACCTTCAGCGACGGCGGGTTCGTGCGCTCCAGATAGTATTGCGTCGGGCGGCCAGCGGCCTGCGCCTTGTTCGGCAGGGCCAGGTATTCCGCGCGGCTGATGGGGCTGATGGTAAGGTCGTTATTCGCCCCGCCCTGCACGGTGCGCGTGGCAGCGTTGGTGATATAAATCGTCGAGGCGTCCAGCGTGTAGGACTCTTGCAGCGCGACGAGCGGCAGCGAAACGAGGTCAACGGCCCACAGATTCGGGCCATTGTTCGCCCACTCGCTGAACATGAAATTCAACGAGCGGCGCGCGCTGTCGAGGTCATTGCTGGTCAGGGACGACGGATTGCGACCGATGCGCTCGAAGGCTTCGGTGATGACATCCGTTTGGTCGGTGTCGCCGAACGTATAGAGTCCAGAGGTCGTCACGTCAGCACTCCCACCGTTTGCGCGCCAACCTCAGCCGGCTATTCGGGTCTTTCGCGGCGGCAGGAAACTTCTTCATCTGACCGGCAGAGCGGGCGCAGAATGATTTCTTGCGCGAGCCGCCTTCCGGTTGAGGTGGTTTAAGGTTGCTGCCTGTCGCTGAATTGTAGGCGCGGCGGCCTGCTTCCGTCAAGCCGCCGGCCTTGGACTTGTGCTTGGCCTTAAAGTCGAAGTCCTTCTTCTTGGCCATGACAAGAACCTTACGCAGCAGTGGTTACGTTCGTCCAGCCGGTGGTGCCGTTGGTGTTCACGTAAAGACGAGTCGAGGTCGAGGAGCCGTCGGTGCGCATATACAGCGAACCCTGAGCCGCCGAGATGGTCGGAGCGCCGGAGCCGAAGTAAACGCCCAGACCGGCAGTTGCGCCGACGCGGATAGCCAGAGCGCCGCCAGCGACGGGAGCAGTGGCGCTCAGTGCGGCGAGGGTGGTCGGAGAAACGAAGCCGTCAGTCGAGACGACCGGACCGGAAAAAGTCGTGGTTCCCATTGGAAATCCTTTACGTGGTAGCGTCTTCCTGCGCCGTCTCTACCAAGTCTGTCGGGCCAGTCTGCGCAGGTATAAATCCCGAAAGGTCAGGGGGCGACCGAAGCCGCCCCCGTCACTTCTTACGAGGCGCCGCTCGAACCCCAAGCCGCACGCCAGTTGGACACACCGAACGAGTAACGCTCGATGGCCGACACCTTGATGCTCTTGGTGTCGAAGTCCGTGGTCATGTCCGTCTCCACAGCCTTGCGCTCCATATACTTGAAGCCGTTGTCGGCGGTGGTCATCAGGAACCAGGCGTTCGGGTCGGTCAGGAACTGGTTGACCCGATAGCCCTGAGGCACGGTGCTCAGGCTGCGCATGGCGTTCACGTCGTTGTCGGCGGTGCTGGTGCGCAGTTCCGTCTTCAGCAGACGCTCGGCGGTGAACTGAAGTTCAGCCGGGACAATCAACTTCGTCGGCTTCACCATCACGCGAAGACCGGCGATGTCGCGGAACTTCTGGGTGCCGATAACAGCGGCTTCCAGAGAGGCTTCGTTGAGGTCGGCCTGCACAGTGAAGGTGTTCGCCACCGTCCCGTTGTCAATCGGGTGGGCGGTGCTGAACAGCGCCTGACCGTCACCCACCGCGAACGCGCCACCAAGGAAGCCGTTGTTCAGGACGGCAGCGCCCTGAATTTCCTTGGCCTGCTCCAGAGCCTTGCGCAGCGACTTGGACTGCTGCGGGAAAGCCGACTGATACAGGTTGTCTTCCATGGCTTCCTTG